CCACACATGAAGCAGTTATGACAATACACGATAGTAGTCATTGTCATGGAATTGCAGGTGGCGTTGTTTTAACTGAAACTTCTGTTGTTGACGGAATTACATTTTTTGCAGGAAGTGGCAACATAGACGCAGGAAATTTTAAGTTGTATGGACTTGTTAAATAATATAGTAAGATAAGGAAAGGTAAATTATGGCAAAGACAAAAGAACAGTTACAAACAGAGGCAGATGCAGAGATAGAATCTGCAAAGCCAATGTACAAACAAGTTAATAATGAGCGTATGGAATTTGAAGATTCTGATTATGCTCAAGCAAAAATTGACTTAGGTAACTCAAAATGGGAAGCACAACAGTTCGGATATATCCAAGCTAGGCAAGAATCCTATGGAAGTATCGGCGATCAGTTAGACCAATTATATTGGGATATTGACGCAGGTAAGCTAGATAAGACTGGTGTTTGGTACAAAGCTATTAAAAAAGTTAAAGACGATAATCCAAAACCAAGTTAATGATTATTGATATAATCCGCACTCAATTTGGTAATGATGCTACCAATGGTCTTTTATTTATTGATGGGGTGTTTGAATGTTACACATTAGAAGATCAATACCAAGATAAAAAAGTCTATGGTGAAACTTGTATTCCAGAAGGTTCTTATGATGTTGTCTTACGCAAAGAGGGTGGTTTCCATAATCGTTATTCTTCAAAATATTCATTTCATAAGGGTATGTTATGGATAAAAGATGTACCAGAGTTTCAATGGATTTTATTTCATCTAGGTAACACAGATGAAAATACCGCAGGTTGTGTTTTAGTTGGTGATACACAACAAGATTTAGATGTATCAAAAGACGGCTTTATTGGATCATCGGGCAACGCTTATAAAAAATTCTACCCAAAGGTTGCTGATGTATTAGAAAATGGCGAATCAGTAAAGGTACATATATCAAAAATAAAAATTGTCGATCTGCCTAATAACCAAGAACTATCTAACAAGAGTGGCACAGAATATATAAATGCAAAAGATGTTAATGAAAAATTATCAGAGATTAATGGGCAACTCAAAATTCTTACTGCTAAAATGGACGGTAAGTTAATTCAATAAGATAGGTGTAATATGACTAAGGATTGGTTTACCAAAGTTGGTATTCGAACTTTAAGAACATTTATTCAAGCATTTCTCGGCGTTCTTGTAGCAAGTGGTACAGGTATGGTTGAGGTTGATGTATTAGAAAACGCATTGGTAGCAGGTTTAGTTGCTGGTGTAACCGCTATACAAAATGGTCTTGAAGATTATGTTCCACAAAATAAAGGTTAAAGTGAATTGTTGCGGCAACGGTTGTTGCGCAGGCGGATAAATCCGTATCTAAGAATATTATTAGTTTTATTTCTAGCTGTTCCAATACGACAACAACCACAACAACAACTACAACTACGACCACAATTCCTGAATGGGAACAGTCAACAGATATAGAGTTACCAGAAGATACAATAGATAGCCAAGGTAACGAAACCGAAAATAATATCTATATAGACGATCAACATAGTAACGGTAATTGGCAGTGTTGTGGCATGACAGATTTTCACATGAATTTGCATTATCAAAGGCATGGTGATGATTCTGAAGATTATACATTTGATTTACCAGATGATCATGATATATACGAAGTTGGTTTTAGGATCGGTGCATTAAATAATGACGGTACTGTTACCTATACACATGTAGATGAAACAACACAAATAAATGTTTTAGAGGGTCAAAGTAATAGTGATATACAAAATATGTTTGAAGATGTTGTCTATAACATCTATGAAACATTAGAAACTTTTATAGATTCTTTCACAATTACTATTAATGATTGGTCTTTATTAGATGATATAAGTTTTAAATATGTAACAACTACAACAACTACCACAACAACTACATTACCACCAGTTATATTACAGCCTGATCCAGAGCCTGATCCAGAGCCAATAATTATTATTCCACCAGAAGAGGTAAAAGATATACCAATCGAACTAGATTCAGGTGAAATTGTTGAATACAGTCAGCGTGAAATAGATGATGGCACACTCGAAAGAGATCAACAAAGACAAAATAACTTAGAAATGTATGGGGTAGAATTAACTGATGAGCAATTACAAAGAGATTTTGAAGAAGATGAGTTACAAATCATGGAAGATGAACTCGGACAAGAGTTTTTTGATGATGATATTGTACTTATTGAATTGGAAGAGGAATATTATGATGAAGAATATATCGAGCTTACTGATGAAGAGGTGGAAGAACTTGAAAAACAAATGGAAATTGATGTTAAAAGGCTTGAATATGAAGAAGAAATCGAAATATTTATATTTGAAGATGAAGAAGAAATACAAGAATATATTGAAACCATTATCGAAGTGGAAGAATTCCTAGAGGACTTTGAAGAAGTAGAAATAATTATAATTGAAAATATTGATGATTTAGAAATTAATATTGAAGATTTAGAAATCATAGAAGATGAAAAACCTTTACCTAAAGAAGAGGTAGAGATTATTGAAATAGAAGAAGAGGTACAAGAAATTGAAAATATCATTGAAGTTTTACCATTGGAAGATATTACCGAAGAGGTTGAAGAGGTTATTACTGAAGAAATGGTTGCAGAAGAGGTTGCAGAACTAGAAGAAGTCATAGAAGAAATAATAGAATTTGATTTACCAGAAATTACAGATGAAGAACTTGAAACATTAACTGAAGAAGAAATAGAAATATTTGAAGAAGAGAAGGCTGAGGCAATAGAAACCTTTGTTGAAGAATTAGAAACAGAAGAGGTTATAGAGATCATTGAAGAGGTCAACGATATAGGTGTTGAAAATTTTAATGAGGTATCAGAAGAAGTAATAGAAGTTGTTGCAAGGGTTGTTGAAGAGGTAATACAAATTGCACAAGAAGAAGAAATCACAGAAGAACAAGCAGAGGTAATTGGTGAGGTTTTAGGTTTTGATGAAGAAAATGCCAAAGAAGATGTTGAAATAATTGCAGAGGCAGTAAAGACAGATCCTGTTGTTGCAGAGGCAGTAGCAGATTTTGTTGAATCAGCAGTTGAAAATGCTGATGATTCATTTCAACCTTATACATTGGCTGATGTTGTTGTAGAAAAAAAGTTTGAATTATTGTTGGACGAAGGCGTTGGCGCTATCATTAATACAGACTTATCAAATATTGAATTTGATAAAATAGGTGCAGATATGACAAATGATCAACGCGAAAAAGCACAAGAGGTAATTGTGCCAACTATATTGGTTAGATTGGCTGCAATTGCAATATTCAGAAAGACAATATGATAAATAAATTATGGGAATGGTTTGTTGAGGCAATAAAAGAAACATTAAACCTAAGTTGGACTTTGGTTGGATTAGTTATAGCAACATTAACCTTGACAGGATCAGCACAACAAGTAACAGGATTAGCAACAATAATTACACTTGTTATTTGGTTATTGACAATAAGTTTTAGAAAGTAGGAATTATGGAAAATTTTTTTATGGGAGTAGTTTCGATCTACTTTTCAATAAAAATTATATATTTTTTTGTAAGTAAATTAAATATGGTAGAAAATTTACTTGCCGATCAAGAATGGGATTGGATAAGTGGCAAAAAATAGTTGTAAAGCCAAATTAATAAATGGTACATGGGTAACCATTTGTAATTGTAAATATGGTTCATTTAACCATGACTGATAACGGTTTTACACAGAAAGAAATGCTTGGGTTGGTAATGGAAGATATAGATAAAATATATTCTAAATTAGAAGAAATACAAAATGATTTATCAACAAGACCAACAAGACAAGAGATTTATGGTTGGATTATTGCAGGTATTTCTATTGCTACATTAATTACTGTTTTAATGTAAAAAGCTAGGTTGTTGGAGCGAAAACTCTGACAGTTTTTACCTAGCTAATTACATCTATCTACTTTGAAAATGAAGATGAGATAATTTTATTATATACACACGGTAAGACAAAATCTGTTTAAACTAACCTTAGATTAATATGCAAGACGCATTTGAAAAATTTTTGGCAGAGAATCCAGAGTTATTGGAAAAATCTCGTAGTCGCAAACCTTATTGGGAAAAAACACCTGAAAGACAAGAACAATTTAAAATTGCAATAGAAAAAATACAAGAGGGTTATCCAAGAAAAGTAGTCATAGAATGGCTTATACAAGAGTGCCATTGGACACTTGCATTTAAAACAATATCGGACTATTTAGGGGATAATTTAGATGAAGAAAGGTAAATCATTTGAAGAATTTAGCACCGATGACTATAACCAAATAATTATTGAAAACAGCGAATTAAAGGCCACTAACAGGCGTATTCTTAAATCATTGGAAAAGGCTAAGCAAAAGAAAATTGATCTCGTAAACGCCGTTTATAACGCAGTTAAGGACAATTTAGGCCTATTAGAGATACCTAAGCCAACAAAACCACCCATTGATCGAAGAAAAAGCAAAGAAGAGATTGCCATTGCATTATTTTCTGATATTCAGTTAGCCAAAACAACACCAGATTATGATTCAGATATTGCTGAACAGAGAGTTTTATTGTATGCAGATAAGATAATTGAGATTGCAAGAATACAAAGAAAAAGCCACCCAGTTAAAAAAGTTTGTGTTTTTTCTTTAGGGGATATTGTAGAGGGTGAATTAATTTTTCCAGGGCAAGAACATCTTATAGATGCCTCTTTGTATAAACAGGTTACAATCGATGGACCAAGAATCATGATTGGTTTTTTAAATAAATTATTACAAGAATTTGAAGAAGTAGATTGTCATTTTGTAATTGGTAATCATGGTGCATTAGGTGGCAAATCAAGAAGAAACTACAACCCAGAAACCAATGCAGATCGTATGTTGTACAAGATTGTAGAAATGGCCTATGAAGATAATGACAGAATAAATTTCAATATACCAGATGGCGATAGAGAAAGAAATTGGTATGCAGTTGCTGATTTAGGTGAAAGATGTAAATTTTTCTTATTTCATGGGGATCAAGTCAGAGGATTTGGTGGTTTTCCATGGTATGGTTTTGGTAAAAAATTACTTGGTTGGAAAGCATTGGCTGCAAATGGTCTTATGGAAGATTTTAATTACGCATGTGCAGGTCATTATCATACGCCAACAACAATGTATGTAAACGATATACGATTATGGGTTAATGGATCAACAGAATCTTATAATACATTTGCACAAGAACAGTTGGCTTCTATGGGTAGACCATGCCAATATCTATTATTTGCCAAAACTGGTCTAGGTGTTACAAGTGAATATTTGATTAACTTAGAGTTGGATAAGTCATAATTTCTGATTAAAATATATATATGAGTAAAAAGATAATTGGTTTAGAGCATGACGGTATCAAAACCAAAATAATTTACAGCGATAATGGTGAATATATAGCCGAAGAATTAAAGGTTGGTATTACCACTATTGAAGAACTACAAAAAGTTTAAAATTTGTTAACGCAGATTCTTTTAGTTTGTAGTGTCGTGTCCCCAATTACACCCGATCAAATAAATAATTATCAACACTGTAAGGCTAGAAATGAAATTATTGTATCAATGCAAGAATATATACCTTTATTTAGTCAATATTTTAAACAAGAAGATTTAGAAACTGCACTTCGCATATCTTGGTGTGAATCAAGAGGAAAACCAACAGCAGTTGGTGTAAATAAAGATGGGTCAAAAGATGTTGGCCTTTGGCAGTTTAATGACAATACTTGGGAATGGTTAAAACCAAAATTAAAAATAACATCAGATAGAACAGATGTAAAGGTTTCAACGGCAGTTGCCTCATGGCTTTTCTACAATGACGGATCACATCATTGGAAACCAAGTCAATTTTGTTGGTCTTTTAAATCTTAGATTTGATAAAAAACTAGTTCCTGTTAATCTTTTTGTATAGAGAAAGGAAGATTATGAAAAAGAAAAAAGAACTTGATGTATATATTGCATTAGAAGAATACAATCGATTCAAACATACAGTGAGAATTGTAGATCAACCAAAGGGCGATATTGGTAGTAAATATCTTCATGATGGTAATGTATTTTTAGAAATTGCTGATGAAGAGAATAATGTTCATATCAATATAGACAAAAATGTGTTTGATTTAGTAATACAAACATATTTAGAGGGGCGATTTATAAGATACACAAGTGGCATTATTAAAGGTCAGTTAAGAAGAAGAATTAGAGAATTAGTTACTGAACTTAACAAACGAGAATCAGAATTAGAAAAAGAACAAAGAGAGGCTACAAGCAAAAGGTTAGAATCTATATAAGTGTAAAAATGCAAAAAACAATACAAATATTCAAAGGTAATACATTTAAATGTCCATTTGAAGAGGGCTCAATAATTGCAAAATATTTTGAAAGATTATATAAAGGTGAGTTTATCTGTTCAAAAGATCATTACGATATAAGAAAAATGGTATTTTCTATGAAACAAAAAGGCTACCCAATACAACGATTGCAGTGCGATTGTGATTTACCTTATAAGCATACTCAATATTATTGGGAATTTGGTATAGATATAAACCCCCAATAACCGTCTATTGCTAGACGATTATTGATAACAGGGCGAATTCCATGAATTTCTAGTAATATTATAGCAAATGAATATAGAAACCGTACCAATAGATAATTTAAAAGCGCACCCGCAAAACTATAAAGAACACCCCGAACAGCAATTAAATCACATTATTAAATCTATAAAAGAACATGGGTTTTATAGAAATGTAGTTATAGCCAAAGATAATACAATCTTGGCAGGTCATGGTGTGGTTATGGCGTGTATCAAGATGGGTGAAAAAGAAATACCGTGTATACGATTAGATATTGATTCAGACTCTACACAAGCATTAAAAGTCTTAACATCTGATAATGAGATTACAAATTTAGCAAAAGTTGATGATAGACAGTTATCAGAAATTTTAAAAGAAATACTAGATACTGATTTTGATTTAACTGGTACAGGTTTTGATGAAGATCAGTTAAGTGCATTGGTGTATACAACAAGGTCATCTTCTGAAATAGAAACATTTGATGAGGCAAATGAGTGGGTTGGTATGGTTGATTACAATAACCAACCAGATGATTTAAAAATAATGGTACATTTTGAAACAGAAGAAGATAGAGAAAATTTTATGGACTTATTAGGTAACCCGCATATAAATTATAAAATGAAAAATACATGGAAGATTTGGTACCCAGAAAGAAAAAATGAAGATCCAAAATCCATTAGATTTGAAAATGGATAAACCAAAATACCCAATTTATGTAATAAGCAAAGGTAGATCAGATGTCTGTTACACGGCAAATTTTATGTTAAAAGATAATGTCGATTTTAAAATTGTTATTGAGCCACAAGAATATGATGATTATGCAAAATTCTATGATGAAAAATTATTAATGGTTACACCATTTGCCAATCTAGGTCAAGGCTCAATACCAGTAAGAAATTTTGTTTGGGAAGATTCAATAGAAAAAGGTCATGAAAAACATTGGTGCGTTGATGATAATATACATTCAGTTAGATATTCTTGGAACGGTAGGCGTATTAAATGTAATGCCAATATTGGTTTTAATGCAGTAGAAACATTTACTGATAGATATGAAAATATTGCATTGTCAGGTATGAATTACCACTTTTTTGTGCCACCCGGAACAAGAAAGCCTTTTTATCAAAATTGTAGAGTCTATTCTAATTTGTTGATTCGTAATGATTTAGATTTTAGGTGGCGAGGTAGATATAACGAAGACACCGATCTATGTTTACAAGCACTAAGCAAAGATTGGTGTACAGTTTTAATAAATGCTTTTATGATTGAGAAGAATGCCACCATGAGCATGAAAGGTGGTAACGCAACAGAATTATATGTTGGCGACGGTAGGTTAAGAATGGCCAAAGATTTACAAGAACAATGGCCTTATGTGGTAGAAGTCAAAAGAGTATACGGCAGACCTCAACACAGAATAAAATTTAATTGGCGTCATTTTGATACACCTTTAAAACGCCGATCAGATATTAATTGGAAAAAAATTAATAAACAAAAAATTAAAATGAAGATTGTAGAGCTTGATGATATTAAATCTGAATCTTTAAAAAGAGATGTAAAAAAATATAAATAGTTTTTATTTGTCTTAATCTAAGGTTAATATATATTTTATGTTTGGCGGGGGTTTGCCTTTCTCTATAACAATAGAAATGCACCTATCATGGTAACCCCCACCGAACTGAAAGGAATATATGTTTGAGATGTATAAAGAAATAGAATTTGACCCAATAGGCGTTGCAGAGATTGCAGATTTGCTTGGTGTAACTAGGCAAAAGGTAGCTAGTTTAAAACATCATGGTAAATTACCAGAACCAACAAAAGTTTTAAAGTGTGGTCCATTATGGGACGCAAACGAAATGACCGATTTTATTAATACAATTGGCATAAAAGATAACAGGAGGAAATAATGAATAGAGAAACACAAATTCAACTATCAAAACCATGGAATACCAATTTGATAAAACAAATGGACAAAGGTTTTGGAAAGATTGATTATGTAGAACATACACAGGTTGTGCAAAAATTAATTGCACTAATACCAGATCTAAATATGAAATTAGGCGATGTAATTTATGACGAGATTACAGATTCTAATGATGTAAAAAGAACATTTGTAACAGGTATAAAGGTTATTCTATGGGGAACGGTAGACGGTGAACAAAAACAAGTCGAAGAATACGGCATGTGCGATAAACCATTTTTTCATGAAAACCCAAATAAGGTTTCTAATAATGGTCAGAGAATAAAAGAATGCATATCAGACGGTTATAAAAGATCTGCGATGAGGCTAGGTGTTGGTCTTCCCTTC